TTCTGGTAAGAATAGTCTAAATGTTCTCATGTTCTCTGCTTGCTCCACCACTGCTCAGAAAGAAGTGAGGAAAAATCAACCTGGAAACGTATCCGGGAAAGCAGTTTTGTCCTCGTTGTGCACAACTAAGGCAATTCTGGATGTTAAAAAGATCAAAATAGGTGATTCTATAAGAAATTTCTTTAAGAAGTCTCGATCAGTCCTGGTGATCAACAAAGCAATAGAAGAACACTGGTGCCCATGCCTCCCAATTCTGATGCTGGAAGGGATAGACACTCACGAGGAAATGATTTATTATTACTTCAACAAAGGAGCTCAAAAAGGAGAGAGAGAAATATCAGTCATGAACCTATTTATGAGGCTGGTGCAAGTTATGGCTGAGGCAGGGATGATCAGACTCTCGGAGACGATGCACGGAGACACCATGTATGACCCCAAGAAGAGAGACACTTTTTACAGGCAAACGAGGAAAAAGAAAGATCACAAGAAACCAGCCACTTCCTCAGAAGATCGTAGTAGATTTGGACCCAATCAGCAGCCAGATGAGATGTCAGCCGCTCTGTCCATACTAGCGAGAGATATAGGAGATTCTACTGTCCTAAATACTTCCATGTGCGTCAAACTTTTTTCAGATAAGATAGGAGTCCTTCCTTCAACAGTCGACACTGATAATGTGAGAACAGAATTCATGAAACCCATCTTCAAGCGAGTTTCGGATGAGATCGGATTCAGAAAGCATGACCTATGGATAGTTGGCAAGAACACAAGTCATGCGTCTGTAATCCCTGTCAAGGTTTCAATGGGTCAGGGTCTTCTCGGGACTAGTGCAGGGGTCATTCACAACGTCCCCCTCATTGCTCACAAAATTTTCATGAAAAGGGGTTTCGGGGTAACTCTTGAGCACACAATCTCATCTGACGATGTAAGTAGAACATGCCATATCCCTATGAAATGCAAAGGTTTCGAAGCAATAGGATTTCTTAAATCCACCTTTGAATGTTACGAGAACATGCTATGTGCAACCGGGACCATGGACTCATCTGATAAAAGAATAATCACTGAGAACTTTGGAGAGTACAATAACATCACCGTCATGTCCAACCCGCTCATGAACCCAGATGCATCTGTCACAGAACAAATGTGTGTGGTTAATAAGTTGCCGCACATGTATCTCCTGCTCGACATCATGCACGCCAGAGCTTCTTCAAAATCGGTGTACCTGAACGGAGGCACCTTAACTCAGATCAGCGTGACCATGAGATCATACAACTGCATGATTGCCCAAAAATGGGGGACTTCTAGAGATTACCACAATCTCTTGGGCTCTTACACGGGGAGCTGCGTGTCTAAGCTCCTGTCTGAGGATCCCGGGGATATAGTGTCACCACTGGAGAGCGTGTTGGGACACGAAATCATGAGCAATCTATACAGTAGGCGTAGAAAGCAAGATCACAAGGAAGAAGATTCGTTGGACATACTACTATTCGTTGGCCTCAAAGGTAGAAAAAGAGGCCCAGAGGTTCCTTCTTCATCATCGTTCAAGGATCAGAATGAAATGCATTCTTTTAACAGATCAACTAAGGGAAGCTATCGAGGCTTAAGGCTGGAAACCAGAAAACAAGTGATCTTTAAGATGAGAAAGACGGCCACTTACTCTGTTTTGAGAGAAGGGAGGGTTATGAAGGATCTCTCAGCTTTTGAAGCTCTCGAGATGATGATGTCATCCCCTCTAACAGCTGAGAAAATTTCTGATAGGTACAAGTCATACTTGGAAGGGAGTAGAGTTAAATTCTATTCATCCGAGATGCAGCGAAAGCCTCCTTTCAGAACTTTCACTGCACTTAAGGTTCCCATGCCTTATAAAGAACTTCGAAAGGTCGATCTCGTATGGTCCGACAAGATGGTCAATTACAAACCACCCAATGTCTCGGATGAGACCTTAGCTTCTTTAAGGAGGATGACACACGAAGAAAAACTGAAGACCCTTGAATCTTACGAGAGACTCAATCAGCAGGAACTTGTTGTTCATCACAACTGTGGGGAACCCAAGCAAGGATTCAAGTATTCATTAACTGCGAACATGGGCTTTGTTCCCGTATGCTCGCATTCAAACAACGACCCAGATTTGAAAATGATCGTAAGTAGTCAAATATGGGGAGGTTTGTCTCTATGTGATATCTCCGACGACGCAACTTACAGGGATGTCAATGGCAATGGCAGGATAAAGATGTGTCAAGTCAACGAGAGAGGAATTCATGTGTACAGATCCAAGAAGAACAAGTTCGAAAGCTCCTCAGGCATGAAGTTTGTCAAAATATCGAAGACATGTGAACTATACAGAGCCTTGGATGACGAAGGAACTGTAGTCTACAAACTGGAAAAACCAGACTGGAGCGACATAAACCCAAATGACTTTGGAGTCGAAATTCCCAATTCGACATGGACATCAGGGCTCGTCAGTACCACAGTGCAAGCTTACAACTACGACAACTATTCAAGGTGTGCTAACAGAACATCGCAATTGATTTCTGAATCTCTAGGGGTGGAGATCAGAGATTGGACTCAAGCCGGCACCTACATGAAGCATGATGATCAGGTTGAATTCAAGGTGTCCAAAGATCATTTCTTAACTCATATACCTCCAGACATGAATGTTACAGGACTAATATCCGTGGTGAGGAGCACAGATTCCAAAGATAGAATCCTGTGCATAGATTCGGCTTTTAACGTCAGAGATCCCGTGTCCTGTAGGAATTGTAGTAGAGCCAGCAAGATGAAGAAGTGATCCTCACGCAAGTTTCATTTTTCTCATCTCCTCATTG